CGCGAATACCTTTCATATTACGGCAGGCTTGCCGCCTGCTGATGTGAGCGGGGGCGACGTTACCTTCGCTGCATCCTGCGGCTCTACGCTCTCTTCTTCGGACATTCAAGCGTCCATCGCCAGAAGTCTAGCAGCTTCGGCAGCAGCAAGCCTCACGAGCAGCGACATAGCCGTTACTACAGCGGCAAGCTACCTGCTATCGGCGGCATGTCATGCCTCGGTATCTTCTTCGGATATCCTCGCTTCTATCCTGCGGGATATGGCCGCAGACGCCTCGGCAAGCACAACGTCATCGAACATTCTTGCAGCCGTTGCCCGAATCCTCATTGCCTCGGCAAACGGTTCGCTGACTGGTAGCGACATTGCTGTATCTATCGCAGCACAGAAGATATTCGAAGCAGCCTGTAATGCCAGCCTGCAAAGCTCTGACGTTCTTGCTTCGATACTGAGACAGGTGCAAGCACGGTGTGACGGCAGTCTGACCAGCCAAGACACTAAACTCGCTATCCTTTGGCAACTGGTCGCCTCTTGTTCTGGCAGTTTGACCGCTTCAGACATTACCGTATCGACGGTAGCACAGAAGCTTTTTGAAGCAGCCTGTGCAGCAAGTCTGACCTCTTCTGATTCAGCTCTTAACATCGCCCGTACATTGTCTTGCAACTGCAACGGCGTAGTGAGTTCGTCGGATGCAATGTTGACGATAGCGGGGCTGATTACATTTCTTGCCGAGTGTACTGCTTCTCTCTCTGGCTCCGATGTAACGGCAAGCATTGCGCGTGTCTTGAGTGCTAAATCTCTGGCCTCGGTGTCTTCTGCGGACATTGCAGTAACGAATCTCGTCGCTCTTGCGGCTACCTGCGATTCAACGGTAAGCGCCGCTGATGTAGCGCTCAACCTGCAAATGTACTTGCACGCAGTATGCGACGGGACTTTGAGTGCAGACGATGCCAGCATCTCGGTTGCGGCGCTGTTGTCGGCGGCTTGTGGAGCAACAATTTCGAGTAGCGACATTCGGGTGTTGTTCACTGACGAGTTTATGCTTCCTGAAGTTTTTGCAGCAATCAGCAAGATCACCAAAGCATACGAAGCAGAAAGCCTAGTCACCAAAACCTTGAATGCCAGAAGCCGAATTGAAATACGGAGGCTGAACTAATGGGCAAAGTATATGTAGGGCAAGTCTTGGAGATTACTCTAGACACAGAAGCAGACCTTGGCACAGCAACAGACCCTATCATTCGTGCGTTTCCCCCTACTGGTGCAAGTAGGGAATGGGCTGCTACTATTTCTGGTACGACGTTGAAGTATACGACAGTCAAAGACACGGACTTGAACCTTCGTGGAGAATGGCGGTTTCAGGCAGAACCAAACATCGACGGCGCAGAAGCACCCGGTGAGACGGTCTGGTTGACCGTGTATTCGCTTGGAAACTGAGGAGGCGTATGTGAGCAACCCCTGTGAACAGAAAGAGGCTATACACGAGATTTGGGACACTGTAGACGTTCTCAAGTCTACTACCGTCAAGATGGAGTCTTCTATTTCTACGATGGTACGAGAGTTTACTTCCCTGTCTTCTGATATAAGGACGGTTCTCTTGGATAACAGAGAAACGACTACACGGCTTGAGCAGACCAACAAAGCAGTCGATACAGCCTTTACTCTTCTCAGAGAAGAAATCAAAGACAGAGAGAAGAACCTTCAGCGAATGGAAGACTCTCTTCACAAGTGTCGTATTGAAGAGATTGACCCTCTCTGGACTTGGCGCGATCAGATGGACGGCAAGATTTCGATGCTGAAGGCTATACCAATTTTTTGCACGATCATTACTACGGTCATTGGACTATTTGTTTTCTTCGACAGGAACTGACATGAAATACATGGAAAGACCGAATGCCATAGTAGTCCACCATTCACTAACAAAAGACACTTCCTCTTACAGCTGGGACGCAATCAAAAAGTATCACAAAGAAACAATGAAATGGGACGACATTGGCTACCACTATGGAGTAGAAGAGGTAGAAGGTGTCGTCCGTTTTTGTGTAGGTAGACCAGACCGCTACCAAGGCGCACACACCAAAGAGAACAACAACAGTATTGGAGTTTGTGTTGTAGGGAACTTCGACGAAGAACGTCTTGGAAAAGAGAAGCAGGAAGTGGTCGTAGGCGTCCTCACGTGGCTTCTGAGGCGCTTTAAGCACCTGACCCATACCGACATATACCCTCACAGTTTCTACGCGCCATACAAGTCGTGTCCAGGGAGCCTGTTTCCTTTCGACGAAGTAATTGCGGCAGTAAAGGAGAAGATCGACAATGATCGAAAAGCTTTTTAAGTGGCTGTTTGGCGAGTCTTTGGCTTCTAGTATTACTGGCATTGGAGCAGGTGCAGTTGTTGGAGCGTTGGGTGTTGTTGCACAGGGAGACGTTTCGACTGAAGCTATCATCATCGGTGCGGCTTCTGGAACTTTGGCTGCTGTGGCTGGAGCAGGCGGTCGAGGAACAGGAGAAAAGAAGTGACGACTGCTGTATTGTTTGCTCCTGAGTCTTACGTCCTGAGCAATCCCATGGTAAGAGAAGTCGTCAATGGTTGTGGTCCTGACGGATGGAAGGGATGCTTGGTTCCTGAAACAATTTGTGGATTGTCTATTTCGGAAGCCTGCAATATCCACGACTGGATGTATCACTGTGGAGAAACCATTGCAGACAAAGAAGAGGCAGACAGAGTGTTCTTAAACAACTGTCTGAGATTGATCGAAGCAAGAGGCGGGATTTTGAAACGGTTTAGAATGAACAGGGCCTATGCTTACTATCTTGCTGTAAAGCAGTTTGGTGGCCCGTTCTTTTGGGAAGAAAAGAATCCTATTGCAAACGGATTCTTCGTAGCAGTATAGTCTTTCTGACACAACTTCTTGCCCCGGCAGTTCCTCCCTCCTTACTGACCGGGGAATTTTTAAAAGTACAGGGGAGTCTTTTTAGGGACTCCCCTGTTTCTATTTCTATTATCTCTTTGAGTATCTGTCTGCGATGACAAACAATCCAAAGACCACAAGTGCAAGCAGAGACGTAATCCAATAGGGTGAGAATACCAACCACCAAGACCAGTCTATTACACCACCAAGTTTTAGCCATAAGAACAGCAGGAACAAACCTGCAACCAGTCCGATACCTCTCAACCTAGAGTCCTTTCTGTTGCGCCCATCTTGCGATGAGAATTCCATCTGCATCTTCGTCGTACCTGTCTTTGAACTGAGGAAAGAGTCTACAGCCTACGTCGTAGCTTGCTTTCTTGAGTTCTGCCCTTCCCTTGGTTCCTTGAGGTAACATGTCCTTCTGCCATTCTTTCGAGTCTACAAACATGTAGGGCATCTGTAGTATCTCTAGCACGATCAGGGTAGCTTCCATAGCCCTGACTGCGCTAAGAGTAGCGTTGAACATGGTTGGGTTTACCATCGGTCTTTCTAGAACAACTAAGCAGCTTTCAACGTTCGGAAGAAGTTCTTGAAGAGCTAGTCCGTCGATTCGTGTAACGATCTTTTTCTTTTTAGTGTAGTCCTGTGATCTGAATGTTGGAGTTTTGAAAAAATGGGATATGTCGCCCATGACTATCCCGACACTACCCGTTGAACCGTTATCCACCCCGATGTATGTTTTCAATTCGTCTCCAGTATTCCCTCGTAGATTCCAAGCAGTTCATCTTTGGCTTTTCTTACTTCTCGAATCAGTTCAGTAAACGAATCGTAGTCTTTCCCTTTGAGCTTCTTTTCAAGCAGCCCGTTGAACAAGCCACCGATTGTTGGATAGTAGCATTCCGCATCAAAGACTTCCCCTTTCTTTGTTTGTTTCATGGTTCCAAGGCACCACTGGTTTCCGTCAGCCTTGATGTGCATCTCCCTAGTGCCTACTATTACTTTAATCATAAAGTCTCCCTTACAGCCTCTCACGGCTTCTCAGATGGTGTTTTCGTTCTTCATTCTTTCTACGCAGGCAATGATTTCAGACAAGGTTTTGTTTGCTTCTGCTATTTCCTGTTTCAGAATCTTGTTTTCTTGCAGAAGCTCTTCGTATGTCATTTGTCTTTCATTCATTCTTTCTCTCCGCTGGTAAGTGCTTGATGAAGGAAGGTCGCGAACAGATCGACTAGCTTTTCGTTGTTCATCAGTTCGTATTCAGACATGGAGTAGAATATCCAATGTACCAGTTCGTGCAGATAGGCTTGCTCTACAAACTGTGTAGGCGCCGCATCTTTGTCCAGTAGGATTTCTTGGGTTGTGTAGGACGACTGCCCTATCTGATTCTTTTCTCTTGCCATGTTTTGTACGTGTACAATGTCGATGTCAAATCCGCCGAGTTGAATCTTGTCTGGAATGAACATTTGTTCTCCTAGAAAATAGTGTCTATTGCAGTATCGGCGGTGTCTGTTCCAGAAAGTTTTTTGTTTTGTTGGCAGACGTTAGAAACTGGACAATGTTTCAAGCATCTGGTTCTTCCTGTCATTCTCTTTTCTACGGTGTAGTCTTCTTTGTTCTTCAGGCCATTAAGGTGTACTGTCGCTTCTTCCTTGCTGTCGAACACTTTGGTTGCTCTGCTTGCTCCTGTTTTGATTACTGCGTAGTCTTTTACGTCTTGCCACATATCTCTCTCGCTGCATGGCAGGGTCGTAGAGAGGTCTTCGTCGCTTAGGCTATACCCAAGTATCAGTTGCTTGACTTTGTGGCTTATATGCTCTTTCTGTTCGTCTAGCGACCATAGACGCAATGGTATCTTGACGATAGGGCATTCAGGGTAGTTCTTTTTGCTCTTGTCGTATTCTTTCCAGTCGAAAATCATTGCAATAACCATTAAACTATTTACCGGAATGTTATTCATTCGGCATAAGTATGCGTAAATATTCAGCTGTTCCTCCCAATCGGTATAGTCTCCTTTCATGATCTTGTATGCCTTGGTACTCTTGTAGTCTCTTACTTGCCCGTCTGCATAGCAGTCGAGTTTTCCGCTCAAAATCTTTCCTTCGATTGTGGTGTAGAGCCGTTCTTCTACGAAGGAGTTGACGGTTTCTTTCCATGCCTCTTCCAGTACCGTATGGGCAATGGAACCGAGAAAGGCCCAAAAGTAGTCTGTGACATCCCGAACTATCAAGTTGTCTTTGTGCCTGTGCTTAAGGACGGTCTGCTGAACAGGAGCAACTAAGGTGCTGGCAGAGAAGTCGAACTCTTCGTCTTCTTCTGCTGTGTACCTGTCTTTCATAATTGCGCGACACACTTCATCAGGCAAATTGTATTTGTTTGTGACCGGATAGTTTTTCATTCTTTCCCTCGTTCGAGCATGATGATCTGAGCAGCAATGTAGTTGATCGCTCCTAGAAGCTCCCGTACTGCTGCTTCTCTCGGTAGACGCATAGACTCTTGCATTTTCTTACCTGCTTGCCCTAGCGGGAAACCAGAACCGTACAGTTCTGTAAGCTTCATGATCGGCTGTTCTGAGAATGGTTGTCCTGTTGAATGACGTTCGTTTCCTTTCCCGTAGGCTGCTTGATGATATGCCCTTTTCAGAACATGCCCCAGAATTTCATAACCTTCTGCATTGTATTCAGTTGTTCCCATCACCAGCTTTTTGTAGGTCGAGTCTACCGACATTTTACAAAGCCCTCCCCTCTTAGCTTTTTGCTTTTCTTCGGAAGTTTGACTTCGACCATCTTGTTCCTAAGTCCTTTCTTTGCAGCCAAGGTGTCCATCTTCCAATGGTAGAGCTTGTTCCAGGCCGCTCCCCATTCTTCGTGGCTGATGAAGTCTTTTCTGTCTACAGAAGCGTCTGCATATTGTTCTGCTTCGGCAATGAGACTGTTGATGCTGTTTTCGTAGAGGTGGTTCTTCAGGTGCGAGAAGTCTTTCTTTTTGTTAGCCAATGGTCATGTCCTCCACGACGTTTATGATTGGGTTTCCACATTCAGGACATATAGCACTATAGTACCGCTGTTTAGTCTCCAGACTAATCCGAATATCTACTGCGCTTGCATCTATCCACAGCCAAGCATGTTCACAACTACACTTAATTTTGTATTTGGAAATCATTTTTATAATTCCTTCAAAAAACTAAACCCTAACTATTTCCCGATACCAAACAGAAGGTTAACCATTTGGGTTTCGTCAGCAATCACTTCTTCGTTTTCCCCGTTTGGACTTTCTGCAATCTTCTCGTCGAGAAATTTAATAGCCGCGCTATTTTCTCCGAAATAGATAGCTGTTAGCTTTCGATAGTTCCCTAACGTAGAATCCAGCCCAATGCTAATCTTTTTCATGCTCAATCCTCCTTGTTTGCTGGTGGTGTCCAGCCGAGGTTCTTAAGTGCCTGTACTATTTGGGCATCTTGGGTGTCGATGATTTTCCTTGTAATAGCCTCATAGACTTCTGTTGTGAGGTCGTTTAGTTGTTGGAGTTCTTGGGTGATCTTACTATCTTCGATCTTCGTTAGGACACGGTACTTTACGTTTCCTATTCCAGCCATTTAGTTCTCCTTCCTACATGGGTTTTATTTGAGGCTGATCCCCATTGCACTAGCAACTTCTTCAACGCTGCTTTCCCTGCTGTTGATTATTTTAAGAAGCCGTTGTTCTTCTGATTTCTCAACAAGACGCTTTATCCTGGCCGCTTCCCGGCCTTTGCGCTTGCTTCCTTGGAATTGCTTATTCACTTTTAGTGGCATGGCTCTTTCTCCTTGCAGTTCTTGCAGTCTGGTCCGCTTCCTTCAAACAGGATAGGGGCCTTGTCGATGCAGATGGTGTGGATGGCCTCTGCAAGTTCGCGTATTTCCCACTGCGCCTGTTTGCACAGGCGTTGCGTGAAGAAGTGTCGTAGCTCTCTCGCGTTCATGGTCATAACGAGCTTGGTTGTGGCTGCATTGGGTAGCACGAAGCGGGCATCTTCTGGTGGAACTCCGGCATGCAGAAGCTCGTCGTAAAAGGCAAACGCCTGAAGCTCCAGTTGCTCCCGGTATACCCCCTCGTACCCTTTATCCTTAATGCTCTGTGGCGCTACGTAGGCGCAGTTGTCAAAGGTGATATACCGCTGGCTCTGCTGGCTGAAAGAGGCAATCCGGTAGCGCACAAGCTGGTGACTACACGCACGGCTGATTCCTTCGATGCCGAAGGTAAAGCTGGCGTGTTCGAGGATTGACTCATGCCCGTAACCAATGACGCGCTGAACCAGCGGCCCACACTTGTCAGGATGCAGGTCAGCTTCGGTAGGGAAATCAGCGTGGGTGCATATCCAAGCTGCTGTGGCTACGAGCTTGGTTGCGTTCGGTGTTGATGCTAGTAGGGTTGGTTTCATTTACTTTTTCTCCTGTTGTAAGATACCGCTTGGCAGCTCAATCCAATATTCTACTTTCTCTCCTGGATTGAATCGATCAGTTCTCTGCCAGGTGTCTCCATCTGGGCCGTGATAATGGGCTAGTACAAACACATCGCCATGATTAGTCATCACCACCACATCCCTAGACCAACCAAAGTCTGTATTCTTTGGTGGTGTCTTTGCAGACTTCCACATGATTAGATTCCCTTTCTAAAGATTAAGACGTCTGTACTCTCCAGCCATTTTTCCTCCGATGTAGTTCTGCATTGCGCTCAAACGTTATATTACCTTGATGCCGTCAGTGAAATGCCCATGACTTATCCGGCCATCGTGGTCAAAAACAACATCAACACAGTCCGGGTACTTTGCGGTCTCTCGGCCATACTCTCTTTCCATGTACTCGGAAATAAACCCGTACCGCCGCACAACAGTAGCAGGCATAAACGCACCTTCGTTTTTGTAGTAGCCTTCTCTGCCGTTTGCCCACGGGTCATAAACTATTGCGCGTGTTCCCGGCAATATAATCAAAGTTTCAAGCGGACGGTTGACACAGTTGTTTTCCATAGGGCGGCCTCCTCCGCCGCTTAAACTAAACGTTCGCTGTAAACACAGTCTCCGGGTGTTTGCGGATGAACCGCCACGCCTTTTGCCGCGCCCGCGTTTTGCGTAAACGAGCTGCTTCGCGGCTCAACCGCTTTATCGCCGCATCGGACGGACCCGGACCGCCAGTGCGCGACATCTCCCCGATGTAGTCCAGCACCTCGTCAATTGCGTCAACCAGCGAACAAGTCATTGGAGTTTACCTCCGCTTCGCTCCGGAAACTCAATTCCGGCGTTAGCCGCAGTCATGGATACCATGTCTGTTTTACCAGCTTTTCAATCTCGGCCATCTGCCGCCAGATGTTGCCAAGTTCCGAGCCAGTGAAAATCAGCCGGTATGTCTCCATCCCAACAGCCTGACCTCCAACACGCGCATCCTGTATTTTCTTTCGCGCAAACAAAACCGCCATATCTGCGCTTAATTGCCGGTAAGCGGCTAACAAGTCGTTCAACTCGGACTTGCTATCCTCGGCGGTTTCTGGGTAGCAATCTTCTGGTACCCAGCCTTCTGATCTCAAATCACGTTCCATGGTTTCCTCCGCAAGCCCGTTAACTCAAGCGTTAGCCTACTCAATCCATACCTCCTCCACATCGGAGTCGGAGCATTCGGAGAAAACATCTACCTCGTCGTCCTCTCCCTTGGTGGTATCGTACCATTCCGATTGTACGGCCCACGAGCCCCGGATAACCGAGACGGCAGCCGACACCGCCGCTTCCTTACATCGGTCACATGGCTCAACATTCTCGCCGCTTTCCGATTCCTTCTCTGCGCATTCGTCGCAGTGTGGCAAGGTGACTTGTAATGTCGTGTCAAAACGAACCATAACCCTATTGCCCATTATCACACCTCCAATATTCAAGATCGTTATCGCGCAAGAAGGCATTCAGCGCATTTGACAACACAGCAATAACGGTTTCGTCGTCTCTAATCGGTTTTAATTCGTTCATATCGGCAATCATGTGGATCACTTCGTGCAACAAGACTCCACCCTCAACATCTTTTTCCATCCCCGGCCTGATAGTAATCCTGTTCGTTATTTGGCAACTTCGGCCCATCCCTCCAGACGCCCAATCATCGGGCGATCTGAAATCAACATTGACATCAATTCCGCATATCCTCATTGTCATCATTGGCACTTTTTTATTGTTCATGTTATCTCCAAATTGAAAATATCGGCTAACAAGTCGTTTCACTCTGACGGCTACGCCGCCGGTGAACTTAAATCGTTATGGTGCTAATTGTTGCCTCAGTGCAGATTGCAACTGAAGTCCAAGGAATTCCGTGTACGCCGGAGGAATTGCCAGTCCAAGTTCAAACTGTGTCATCCAATCCACCCCCATTGCTTTCTTGCCCTGTTCATGACTGGACGGCCCGCGCATATCCCCGATTACTCGACAGGATTTTGTCAGTACCGTGTAAAGCTCTTTCCCTGCATGATTGCATTTCCCGTGACCCGTCAGCATCATGTTGGATTCAAACAGCCTGTGTCGTGCCACGCCCAAGCCGAACTCGGTTCCGCACAACGTCAGCGGGTCGAGCAGTGGCGCACCGGGCACATTTTCGATGATGTACGGCTTGCCAGTTTTCTGGAGTGCTTCCCGTGTTGCCGGTATCAAATCCATGTGTTCTTTCGTGCTGGTCAGCACAGTCAAAGACGAATGCGCTTGACATGGTGGGCTTGCGTGTATCACGTCGAACTTGTGGCCGTGTTCTCGGAGATATTCCAGAGCATCGGCTTGGACAAATTCAAATGGGTAGTTCGGTTGCGGCTTTATGTCCACTCCGACAACCTCAAACCCGGCCCGGTTGTACCCCATGCCAGCTCCACCCGCCCCACAATACAGATCAAGTAATTTCACTCTTCAAACCTCCTACGCATCATAACAAGCCGCCCGACACGGACGCGATGAACCCGCGCCGGTCAGCTTGATCGTTTGGCGGCTCAATAAAAATAAGGGTCGTCGTATTCTGCCCAGCATGTAGGGCACAAGGGTTGTGGGTTGCGAGGTGCTCCTTCTATTGTCCACCGATCTTTGCTCACGAATTTGCCGCAGTCGCAGCAGTTCTTCAGATAAACAATCGGGTTTTCCGCCGAACACGCCGATGAAGCGGACTTGCTACTCTCGTCAAGAAGTGGGTAGATTCTGCCTTCCGCGTCCACCAGTGCTTCTTCGTCTTTTCTCATAGTTTCCTCCGCAAGACCGTTATCTCAATCTTCTTTCCTCAGAGCACTGTTTATTGATTCAAAGAACATCCTTCGCATATCCATGTCGCTAGATGACTCCTCCTCGACTCCTTGGGAGTTTTGCATAACGGCCCGAAGCCAATCCGCTTCGTGGTAGTTTAGGTTAAGCTGCACAACTATCTCTTTCTTGAGGGTTACTTTCATAAATGCTCCTTGCGTGATATGCCGCAGGTTGTGCGGGGTAGTGATGGTTAGCAATGTAATGTCACCCACACTGCGGGATGTCCGGCGTATGCGTCTCTGTCAAATTCGTTTCGCAACTGATTGACCACTGTCTGATGATCTGATTTTTTATATTGCTTTACATGCTCGACCCAACCAGCAACTTCATGCTCCATATTGTCGCCGTGAGAAACTCCGACCTGCGCTGTTTGCGGCATTTTTTGGAGCTGCTTTATTAACTGAGCTACTGTCATACCGTAATCCTCCTGAAAATAGCTAACCAGCCGGACGAAATATGCAGCGGCGATAGGTCGATAAATGTTGTGGGTCACGCCCCGGCGCATCGTCGCCGGTTATCGCAATCCGTTATGCTTGAGAATACAGGCATTCACGCCCGTGCAATTCTTTTGCCTGGTCGTCATCCAGTCCGGCCTTCTCCTTGTAACGAGCGGCACAACGCTCCTTCCATTCGTTCGGTGTCATGTTTTCATCTCCTATTTAACCGGACTCTTCGGGTTGATAAACGACGGGCCGCCGGGCAAACAGGCTTTTTCCTGTTGTCCCCCTTATTTCCTCAATGAGTGTTTCAAGGCCGGAACATTCTTGCTCAAGTGCTTTATGTAGTGCTTTATTATTGTGCGCCCCTTGCATTTCCGAGTATAACCTCCCGAGCAACGACGCTTCCAGATACGGCAACGTCCGTCTTAGTAGTTCGCCTCGCAACAAATTTTCAACAACCTGCTTCTCTTGGTGATTTTTCATCAGGCAAGAACCGCAAATAATATTCTCGCTGTGGTTACAGGACGTTATCATACAAACCCCTCAAAATAGCATAACGGCAGCCAACCCCGAATAAGGTGCGTGTCGTGACCATCTATCAAGAACCTATCTTCACAACATACCCAATCATATTCACCGTCATCCTTTGCGTCATTTGTCGGAGCAACATTTGAGAAAAACGCATTACATACCGTCCCATCATGTAAAAACAGCAACACTATAGTTCCGTCCGTAGGTAATGTTTCTGGTTCATTTAATTTTATCTGTTGCATTTTTATAATCCCTCTCGCCTCCATCATGGCGTCGGCTAATTGGTAGGCTAATTCTGCCGTTTTCTCATACCGGCAAAGCGCATCGTGTTCATTTCCCGCTAAAAGCCCCGTAAGCGCAGCCATTGCGAACTTGTCTCTAAGGGACAACGCTGGCACCAACTCTTCAGATGTTGTCCATGTGAAACCGTAGTCGTTCATCACTCTCTCCCTCCGATTATCAAATAGCGCTTGTTGAAGCGATGGTCGCCAGGTTTAACAAACTGGTTGCCTCGGAAATCTGTGTAATCTGAGTGTTCTGGAATAAACTCTTGTTCCTCACAGGTGCCTCCTTGCTCGTAGTATGAACCATTTCCGTGATGTACTAGGCATGACACAATAGCCTCTTGGTCTTGTGTTTTTAGCCATTCTATAAACTCAGACACTTTCATTTCTTACTCCTTTTGGCTTCTCTTTTCAGTCCAGCACACTTGTAGGAGCAGGTCGTTGTGCCACCTCTGCCGTTTCTTTTCGGGATGTAGCTTCCACCACAGACAGAACATATCTTCTCGTCTTTTGGATAGGAGCTTGTTTCAAGCTCTATTTCGAAGTCGCACCCGTAGGTTCCACAAATCCACTTGTCGTAGTCCCATCCGCTTCCATACATCAGTATCATTGTTTCATTGCAGATAGGACAAAGCATTTTATTGTTCGTTTGAGTTTTGGGCTGTTGCAACTGTCACCATCCTTTCGATTGCAGACTTGATTTCAGGCCATTCGTTCTGGTCTATTTTTATTTCGCCGCTTTTTTCTGGTGAAGGGTAATCTGGAGATTGTCGGACAACGACAAAGCATCCTCCACCTTCGTCTTCCAGAGAAACTTCTGTTGCCAACTCAGAGTAGATTGCTTTTGTCTTCGGCTTGACGAGTAGTTTTGCAATTAATGTTTCAAACTCCATCTTCTGTCCTTTGAATGAAGTAGGTGCAGGTTTCTTCTTGGTAGAAGTCTGCATAGGATTGATTCATCGAACCTTTGGCTGTTGCCTGATAGCAGTTTTTTCTTTTTGCACATCGTTCTGGATTGGAGCAGAGTGTAATGTCCGGCACGAGAGTTCTCCTTCTACTGTTCCACAGTTGCCACAGATTTCTTCACACACGAGATAGCCACATACGTTGCATCTTCTGCATGTCATAGCATTCCTCCGTATTCATACAAGATTTTTCCAACGATCTTGTCGATCTGTCCCTTCAGAAGAACTGCATCTTTTACGTGGTTTCCAATTCTTATTGTCGTGTCTCCGAAGTGAAGATATATTCCACACTCAACGCAGTCTCCGTCTTCATCGAAACGGTTTATCGAAAACGTAATGTCTATCATCTTTTCTCCACAAAGAAAAAGCACGATGTATCTAAGATAGACCGTGCCTTTGATTGATGTAGTAGCTTGTTATAGCGATTGTATTCGGCGGCGTTTTTGCAATCATCTTTCTCCCCGATCAGAATGTTTCGCTGTTGCCAACCACCCAACATAAAATGCCGCAGCGAACGATAACAAACCTATCATGGGATGAATCAACCAGAAGATAGATAAACAAAGCACAGCTGGGATAAAGCAAAAAAATACTCTAGCCATTTATTTCTCCCAACTCCAGACCATAGGTTCTTCAGGTGGTGGTACTTTGGTATCTGGTTTCCTTGAGATTGTAATTGTTGTGTCTTGCTCAAGGACAATCAGGTAGTCTCGATTGTGTAGTTTTGTTCCTTTAGGCAGGTTGATTTTCATTTCATTCCCATTCTGACGAAAGTGAATCGTCCCAAGGTGGTAAGCTTTCTGAGTAAAAAACAGTTCCACTTTGCGGCCCGAACATAGAAAGCGCCGGTCCCTTTTTTGGCTTTATTTTTTCTTTCTTTTTTGTTTTAGGTATTGGTTTTCTCTTTGGCTTTTCTTCTTCGAGTTTTCGTTCTATTTGATTCAGAAGTATTTTTTGCTTTGTTGTTAAATCAATACCTCTGAGAAGAGTAAGATCAATGTTGTAAATAAACGAAGACTCCCATGCATTAAGTCTGGAAGTTTCTTTTTTGATCTTATCTACTCTGAGGATTGTTTTTTCCACGATTTCTCCTGTTTTTAGGCATAGGACTACACCCGATGTTGGGTTCCGGTCTCGACTACCGGGCTTCCGCAGTGGCTATTGCCTTCCAGAAGAATAACTCTTGTCTCAGATGCCGAATTATCAGGGACCGTATAAGACCGGCGAACGTCTCGGGGTAAAACATTTTAGGACGCCATCATGAATGCAGAAGCAAACCGCCGGGTCTCGTCCTAACTGCACCGGCTTTCCCAACTTTTCCCTGTTTATCCGTTACCCAAGGCTGGAATCCTTGGCGATCGGCCCTCGGTGTATGTTTACGTAGGGCGACGGCATCCTTGACTTTAGAACAAAAAAATCCCCAAGAGTGGTGTTCTGGCACCGAGCTGCTTGGGGAGTATCTTTTCTTTATGAGCGGCCTGATTCCCAGAATAATCAGCCCGAATGTTTTTTGAGTTTACTCGACTTTCTCCGTTGGGTCAACAGGAATATACTGTCCGTTGTAGGCGACTCCGACACATTTGATGACGTGGACTGGAGTGTTTTCTTTGATGCTGATTTCTTTGGCGTCTCGGATTGCCTCTTCCCTTGAAAGGTACTGTTTCTTGGGTCGTGCTTTGTTAAGATTCCATACAGACCAGAACTCAGCAATTTGCGGCATGTCTTTCCTCCTTTAGTTTTTTATACCTTTCGTTGCAGCTTGTCGAGCATAAAACGACAAGCCCTTTCGGAAACGATAAGTCTATGTAGCAATATCGGTCGCTTTTGTCTGTCACCATTTTATCGCAGAGGCTACACCTTCCATATTCCATTTCGTATCATTTTCCTTCTAAGCTTCTGAGCAATCTCACAGTTGACCGTGCAAGGATTGCCCATGATGAGCCTTGTTCGGCATTGTTCGCTGCTCATGTTCTTTTTTGGCTTTACCTTCTTGGTGCAAATGAGAGGACAACAAATGTCTTTTACCAACGGTTCTGGTTCTTCAGGGTTTAGCCTGCCAAAGTCTCCGCTATAAGCCAGTCCGTCGAAGTTGAAAGCCATTTAGTCCTCGTATAAGTCTCTGTTGTCCCTGTAAACGTCTCTTTCGTAGTCGGCTTTTTCACATGCGTAGTCGTAGTCGTATTCTGAAGCAGAATAAACTTCGGTTAGTGCTTCGTCAACATAAACCTGTGCTCCACAGCAGTCTGATTGCATAGTCCAATCGTGGTGAAATCCTTTGTAGCCATGACATTCATAGCTGCCAATACCTTCGTCTACCTTGACTGCTTCACATTCTTTTCCGCAGAATCCACAGTACATAACGTCCTCCTTAGTTGTGAATGAGAATCATTTTGTTTTCGTCGAACAAATATTTCCCGATTGCCAAGATTGTAGATTCTACAGCACTAATTCCTGCACCGCTGATACTTTTATTGAGTTCGATACCAGCACTTCTGAAAGCGTCGTTGATTGCAGCACTTACTTTGCAGTAGCCATAACCACCAGCCTGTCCGTGGCCGCTTGTATGAAAGCTCTTATTTCCAACCCATACCGAAGCATAGACTACAGAAGCAGAAGAACTACGGCCCATATAGCAGCGCACAGTGATAGGAGAAATCAATTCACCGTTAAGATCAACGACAAGGTTCCAAGTATCGACCATTTCTTTAGAGCTTCCAAGATTCTTGCCATTCTGCTTTTCTTCAATGTTGAGACATTCAATTTGCATTTGTTCCTCCTTTTTCGATCAAGAAGCTTCCGTCGAACAGTAAAGACATTGGTTCAGAAACAACCTCTGTCCCAAAGAGTTCCAGTATTTCTGTTGCCAGTACACTTGTTCCTTTTTCTTTGTAGAGCTGCACCATTTCTTCTGTATTGGAAATGAACAAGAACGGTTTGTCGTCGTCGAATGCGGCTGCAACAGTAGGTATGTTGTTCTCTATCAGATACTTGCAGATGGAAGTTCCTACCAGTTTTTCAGTAGGCACCAGACTCCATTTGCCGTCGACAAATTCTTTGACTTGCACCTTCATGGCGTTTCCAAGTTTTCATATCCGACGATTCTGAACACTTCGTCCCATGTGGCATAGCACTCGTCACAACGGCAGTAGCGAATGATTCTGTAGAATATAATCTTTGTGTCTGTCGATACGACTTTTTCGCCTCCACAGTTTGGACAATGGTTTCCGTTGTCCAGTCTGTATTCATCTGCTGTGTATTCTGGAAATGGCATTTCTGAGCCTCCAAATAGAAAGACCCATACCGAAGTATAGGTCTGGTTGAGAAAGTGTCTCCTGCGCCTTGCTAGGCTGTGAGACAGGCCTTGTCGTTGGCTAGAATCCTTTCAGTTCGAGCTTTTGGTATAGCACTCTTGCTTGTCCGAAGTGACCTTCTAGCTTTTCTGCATTGTCTGGAAACCTAAGTCGAAGTATCACCCTTCTTCCCGTACTGATGCTCATTCGTTCTGCTTGGGTGATTGTCTCCCATGCCCTTACAGGCGGCATGATTCCTCCCGACTTGATATACCGTTGCAGCTTCTTGTTTGAGCAAACATGGTACACAATCATTTCAACCTCAACCTATCTAAGTTGTTTTACAGCATCAACAAAGCTGTACCCATCCCTTTCCATGAGTACCGCAATCGAATCGAACGTCTTGTCGCAGGGCCAACACTTTGCCTTGTTCCACTTCTTCAGCCAACTGAGCGAAGGGTTTCTGTCTTCGTGGCAGAAGGCAACTGCTTTTCCTGCTCTGTCGAAGCTTATCAGTTGGTCGATAGGGTAGTTTCTGGCAGCTTCTATGTCGTGGTCAGTGATGTCGTCCTTTGTCTTCGCCTGCACGATCTCTACGTTTCCCCACTGTAGAAGGTATTCTATCTCAGCAATGCTCCTTTCTGCCCAATGCAGGGCAATGTCTGAACCGTCTTGCAGGCAGTCGTCTATCCACTCTCTCAAGTAGCGGATTCTGATTCGTGCGGCAGCAAGACGGTTCTTGTCCATCTCCTTTGCCATTCTGAAAGTTTTGTTGAAGTCCTCCATAGGTAGAATGCCCCGAAAAAGGAAGGGTGTTCGAGAGAGACCAAAGCAAAAAGAACCCTCTCAAAAAGGCGGGACGACTTCAGTAGGCAACCAAAAGTCTTTTTCTTCCGGCGACTTGAATCTTCCGTTCCGGTAGTTGTAGTCGAAGCGGGTCATCCCAACCTTGCCCATCCACTTGTACTTTACCTTTTGAACATATACGTCTAGTTCGTTTTTGCTCATGTCTGCTCTGTGACAGATGAAGCCATAGTCTGCCTTGTTGCGCCACATAGCACCATCTGAAATGTCGTACAGGGTCGGTACAGGAAAGTTCCCGTCTTTGTCCTTCTGCGGCTTGGTCGGGTGCGCTACGATGGCAATGAAGACGTTGTTTCCCCTCCCAAACCGAATCATCTTAGACAAAGCTTCAGACAGATATTCGTGGATAAGCTCACCGCCTCTATGGTGAGTAACAGCATTCCAGGGGTCGATCACCAAAGCATCAATACCGTTTTGTTCGTGTTCTTTGGTTGCCAGTCCAAGCAACGTATCTAGCTTTGGGTCTTCAGGGTACATCCAAGTGAAGTGCTTTTGTAGAAAGTCGAGACTGCTTAATTCTTCTGCTTCTTTGAACTCCGAGATGTGCTTGCCTATAAACTTTTCTGCAAGCTTGGTCATGTGTTCTTCTACAGGATGATTTTCTGGAGAATAGTACATAACTTTCCAGCCGTGCATTAAGCTCATGTTCAACAAGACTGCATCTAGGAACTCTGTGTTGTGGGTTGGGATTAGCGTCTTTCCAGCAAGATATAGGTGAGACGGAGAATCTACTTCAATGCAACGTACTGGAACTGAGGAACATGGGTTGCAGCTTGATATAAACTTCAAGTCCATGTTTGAGCGATAAGACGAAGCAACTTTCTCTTGTCTTTTGGAATAGAATACACGCTTGCCTTTCGGATGAAACAGCACCCTATATTTTATGCCGCAATCCTTTCCATAAAGCATTGCTCGTCCAGTATTTATCTTTGGTTGTATCCCAAGCGAAGTAGCAAGTTCTACAAAACCTTCTGCTAGTTCTCTTCTGACAGTACAATATTCACAGTGTCCACTCTGTGAGATGTAGCCGTCTGAATCCATCAATCCACGAAGAAGTTCATATCGCTGTTCGATAGACCCACGAAGATACTTTTCTGGGATGTGTTTGTTGCCGAGCAATCCTTCCTTTTTTAGAAGGCCGACAAAGCCATTGATAATACCGTATTGGTGTTTTCCGCTTGGCTGCTTACGGATGCTATATCCAAGCTGTGCCATGCGGCCAGTTGTAACTCCCTCTGCGTCTGTTATAGATGCGTAATCTGTTCTACCATCGCCAAGCCAAGCACCTAGTGCATAAGGGTGAATCAGAAGATCGTTTCTTTCTGGAAGATCAACCTCTAGCTGAAATGGAATGGCATGATTCAGTCTTTTTCCGTTTTCTGCATAGAGGCTTGAAGCTATTTCTGTTGTTGTTTTTACGGAATGAACAATTTGTTTATTGGTTTGATCGACACCTTTCTTTTTCAGCGGTCGTCCTGTAGCTCTTCCTGTTCTTTTTGACGCACGTTCGCTTGTTCTGCTCGCTGACGTAGTCGTGAACCAACGGTGTTCTGCATCGGCAATAATTTTTCCTCCGTCTGAAAACTCCATTTCAAAACATTCATGGTCATACATAACTTCGGTTGCTCTTATTACCCGGCATTGTTTTCCTTGGTCGTCAAAGATTGTGTCTCCGACAACCAAGGAACCCATTGTCTTCCAGCCTTCGATTGAAAGAATTGGAGTATCTATTGCCAATGCTTTCCCGCTTCCTGGGTATCCAGACCAAATAGACAAATATCCTTTTACAAGTTTTGCAAGTTCGTCCATGTTTGGAAAGCCGGTAGATAGGCACTTACGTTTGGACGTAAGCCCTCCCGACTTTCGCATTGCAAGAAACTCCACTCTCTTATCGTCTGGTTTTATCACCATATCAAGGCTCGAAATCGTTAAGAAGTGAAAGCTTGAATCTTTCCATCAGCCACAAGACTTCTGCCTTGTCTGAGAAAGTCATTGAATAGTAGCCTTCATTTTCCAAGTCGTAACCGAGAAGAACAAATCCTGTAAGCTTTCCTTTTAGATTTTCCAAAACTCTATCCGGGTTTAAGTCTAAGGTCGTTTGTCCTGTAAAGTCTATGACCTTTGCCATTCAAACCTCCATCACTCTGTCGATAGAGTCTTGTTCGGAAAAGCCGTTCGGATAACGTGCTTTCAGTTTGTCAATATTAATTTCTGCAACCTCGCCTAAAGACAGATTCAATTCTGTGCAAAGAGCAGCCACATACCACAATATGTCGCCAAGTTCTTTCTTTGCATAGGCGCGGTCGATTGGATGACCATGAAACAGATGCTTTTTTACATGGTCAATGAGTTCGCCTGATTCACCAGTCAAGCCAAAACAGAAGTTGACGAGTCTGTTTTCAGCCGACTGCACTAAAGAAATGGTTCTGGCAGCATCTTCCTGATAGTGGTTCATACGCATGTTGTGTTTGAGAAACATTAAGCCTCCTGTTAGATTCCTAAGAACTTGTTAGCCTTTTCAGAAAGACTAGAGCCAGTGAACTTCCCTTGGTCGCCGTCAATGTCCATAAATTCATTGCAGAGGTCTTGTATAAATCCCAACAATGCAGCGTTTTCTTGTTCAAGTCTGTCTGATCTAGCTTTGTACAAGTCTTCTTTTTTTGCAAACATGCTCATGGTTTCCATTGAAAGCTCCAGCAAAGGTTTGTTTTTCGCATGATATCGCATTTCGGGCGGGGTAATGATGGTTAGCGGGCCTCGATCCTTCCAGCGCAATACGGACAGAACTTCATGTCGTTGTCTTCCGGCGTCCCATCGATGATTACAAATTCATTTTCGCAGCTGGTGGAATAAAATGAATCCCCGAAATCATCATATTTCCATTCGCACACGGGACGGGCGTTCCAATCATTAATAGTCGTAGTTTCCGCCGAGCAATGCAGGCAGGTAACAACGGTATCCATCGGTCCAAATTCAGTTGCCTTAGCTGTGCCGCCGCAGAAAGGGCAGGCTAACAAGTCAATCAAGAGGGAATTGCTACCCTCGTCGCATGTGCAAGCATTGCTTGTCTTTCCGCTATTATTGCATTTGTGGCAAGGTATCGTTTTCATAATCCGCAAGCCCCTTATCTCAATCGTTAGAATTTCTTGGCGCAAAGGCATTAATGTGCTACGTTATTCATGCACCCAATGCCAGTTGGCCGCCTCTCCCCCTCCTTCGGACAGTCGGTCGTATCAACCGAAGCCTCCGGTCTGCCAGCCGGGGCTTCACTTTTGCGCACGGTTAAAAAAACGGCGGCACATGTCAATCTGGACCGAAAGCGCTCGACCTGTCACAATCCCAAGTTGATCGCACCGGTCAACAAGCTCTGCCGCCTTCAAAAGCTCGGCCAACCTTGTCTCTAATTCGAAAATCTTCTTGTCGTAATCCGGCACGAAGGCCGGATACTCCTTAAAATCCAATGCCGGTTCAAAGTCAGCCTGAGACCAGCAGTTTTCACACCACAACTCTCCATCGATGATTCGCAGATCTCTGGCAGGCCAGCTAAATTCTTCGTAACACTGACAACATCCGAATAGCGGTTCTTGCTTCAATTTATTCATTGCTATCCTCCAGCTCCATTGCCGCTACCTTTACTGCGTCGAAAAACTTATGCCTTGCGGAAACACATCCTTCGGTGGTTGCGTGGGCATAAGCCGCCATCATGACTTTTGCTTGCACGAAAACAGGCCACAAGCATTCAACCTTATGTTCAAGTTCTTCAATCAGCTCGATTGACTTGCGGTGTTCAGCAATAGAGGCATTGTAAAATTCAGTCATCTTTTCGGCTTCATCTATTGCTTCTTTCATCCGCCGTGCGAACTCTCCACCGGAGAGTATCGGTTTAACTTCTTCCTCGTAATATTTGTGAGCTTCAGCTATGTTCATAGTGCCTCCTATCGGGCTTCGCCCGAGCGCCAAGAAATTCTAACAAGGCGTTCGAGCGGATGGAAAATACTGCTGTGGTTTTCGATAAATGCGGTGATAAACTGTAATTTCTCGTCGCCACCGCTCAACTTGGTTCGTTATGTGGCTCACAGGTATTCGAGGTCACACGTCGGATGATAAATGCCAGATTTCTTCTCATCTCCCATCCTGATTCTCAGGTGCGCCCCGCGAGAGCCGGTGATTATTCCTTCACTGGATAGATATTGGTTTCCGTAAGGGGCGAACATGACCCGTGCTCCTCTTTTTGCAGGTACGCCGTAATGTTTCCTGATGTATTCCATGCTCATTCGTCCACCTCCAGCAACCCGGCTTCCCATACAATCGTCAGAACGTCGTCGATAAACTCAATATCTGCCGTTTGCAGGTTGCCGTTTCGTTCCCGGTATTCGCCCCTGATTTTCTCCAGGCACGCCGGGTCAAAGTTCCATCCCATAGTTGCGTCTTTTTTGTCAGATAACTTCAGCTTCAATTCCACTTTTCACCTCCGCCACATAACCAGTCAATCAACCGGATTCGCTTTGTTAACAATCAATCCAAATTCCGTCTGGGGTCAACTTGCGGACTTTTTCCGGTTGAGCCTCTGGCTTTTCGTCTTCCCATCTTCTTTTACTTAGGTAGGTTTCTGGCATAGGAATGTACTTACCCTGTTCCTTTGTCCAGTTTTCTTGTTTCACTTGCCATTCAAGGGCAGATAGTATCTCTTGCAGCAAATTGGGTTCTTTCTTCATCAGTTTGTTGAACAGGGCAAAGGCACCACCCTTGCCTACTTTTCGACCCTTTGGATATGCGGTCCAGAATTGTTCAAACTCTTCTGTATAGGCCGAACTCTTAAGCCGCTTTTCTTTGTCTTTCACTACGAAGTCTTCTTCGCATTTACCGTCGATCATTTGTAGACAAGCCTTGGTAATATAAGCTCCAAGCTCGTTTTGAATGTTGAAAGAACAGACTTTCTTGAGCAGTTTTTGTGGGTCAATTAAGCAATTCACTTTGTCCTCCTATTGCGCCTAACTCTATTGCCATGACCTTCTCCAAAATATGGCTGTGTAGCGTCCGTATTTCGCCCGTAGTCAACGCATGAACGAGAACGGTAGTGTCTATCGCACCTAGATAATGAAGCAGCTTGAGAGCGTCGATACACATTTCTACAAACCCTTCCACTTCCTCTACAGACTCTAGTTTCAGTTCTATTTCGTCCATAAAGCCTCGCAAAAATGCCCCGGCCTTTTGAAGCACCGGGGCTGTTTCTGGTTCAGAAAGGAATCATGTCGTCCGGTTTATGAAGTTGTGTCTTTGGCACATCCTCTTTTTTGTCTGCCATAGGGTCGTAGCCTTTCGGCCCGAAGAACCGCTTGCCTTCGTTGGATTCGGCAATGATCTTTCTTACCCAAGGCCACACTTTTTCGAACTCTGGAGTTCCAAGGTCGGTAATTCCGAAGTCTACCTTTTCGTTCTTCAGTTCTTCCGCCTGCATACCTTTAGGCAAAGGCATGACAGACAAGACATTGTTGTAGATACGTCCATTCTTCCCTTCGCTCTTGGTGATGTTCAGCATACACGGAGCGTTGAGGATGTTCTTGAATTGAAAGCACTTCAGTTCGTCGTCGGTGAAAGGTGTTCCCCGCCAGTTGGTAAGCAGCTTGAACAGAGAAGCTTTCTGACCAAGGCTCTTGGTTCCACGCCAGTTGACAGTAAACGGTCTTCCGTCTTCCATCAACGCGTTGAGTTCCCATACGATCATGATTTCTTCGACTTCTTTGGTTTCTTCTTTCCATGTCTTCTGGTGCGTTCCAAGCTCGACAACCTGTAGACACCTTCCGACGTAGACGCCTGCTTCCAATACTTCGTATTGCTTGGCTTCTTGTACGCTTCCTGCGCTTGCTGTAGCTCCCATTGCTTACTCCTTTGTTATGGCCGTTTGGGGCCGTTGGTTTGGCGGCAGGCATTGCCGCAGTTCATCGCACACCTCAATAAGACAATCCCATACTTCTCCTGAGTAGGGCAAAGGCTGTTTGTTTGGCATCAGGTAGACCAAACCTTCTTTCCTAAGAGTGATTAGTCCATCTGCTTTTATAATTGGGTTCAGATAGTTTTTGATACAGAATTTCAGCTTGAGGAAATAGACAATACCTTGGATCATTTCATAGCGGTCATCAGCCTCGTCGATGCAAGAGGCTATGGTGTGTATCTTAGCATTTCTGACCGAAACGCCAAGCTCTTTTTCGAGCATGGCGACGATTTGTTTTGGCGAGTTCCAGTTGATTTTCGGAAGGTCGACAAGAATGAAATCTATCGTAGATTCGTATACTTGCCTTAGCTCAAGGGCTTTTCCAACGTCGAACTTTAGCCACGGTTCCTCCATATTTCGTTCAACCTTTCTATGCAGTTTTCGTAGTCGATACCGTACTTGGCTGCAAACGAATGTTTCCCTGTAGAATGGTATTCCATGTGGTGCTGGTGGCATAGGGGAATCGACCTCATATCGTCGGTTTTCATCCCCACAGCCCCATGTCCGTCTTTTGGTACGTGGTGCGGTTCAGGATTCGGTGCATGGCAGATCAGGCAGATCGTTTGTTTTAGCCAGTCGAGATACTTTTGGTTTCTCATGGAATAAACACAGGCATAATCAAGCAGATGTTCTCTTGTTTGTGGTCTAACATGACTAATAGCTCATGGCTTTGTTTCCAGCTAAAAAGATCATATCGACTCGGGTTGGAGCTTTTGAAGTAGTCGAAGTTTATAGTGTTCTTTTCAGAAAACCGAATGATCTGTGCATAACGAGCTTGTTCAGAATAATCATAGAACGAAACAAATTGTGTTGTGTCGAATCGTAACGATTCTTCATTTAGGCCAAATTTAGCTGCCATTTTTTTATAATCAGGAAAGCCTTCTGTTACTTTATGGTCTTTGGGATAAACATAGGCTTCCAAGCGTTTTGCTGATTTTTCAATAATCCTGTAGATTCCACACTCACGTTCTTCAATGTTTCTTGATAAGTGCAATCTTTTTCCGTCTGTGCCTGCGATGAAGTCTTTGTCTACGCTGATATACCTGAAGCTTTCTTTGACATGTTTTTTGTCGATTGCCTTGGAAACAAAATTGAATCGTTTTACGTCGCTGTTGAAAATTTCTGTTAGCACGTTTTCCTCCTTAAAAAGCTTTTCTCCATACTTCTTTTACAAAGTCAAAGAACCACGACACGACAGCTGAAATAACCACGCATAGGAACGCGAGAGAGGCTGCGTAGAGGGTCAACACCACCAAAGTCATAGTTCACCCTGCATTGTAGTCAACGCTGCATTCCAGCCTCTTACACCAAGCTCTATCAATTCTTTGTCGAGTGGTTTTGCTGCCAACTGAGCCAAAGAAACAACAGCATCTTCTACCTTTCTGATTTCGCGTGCATAGCGTTTGTGGTAAGGCAGCTGCTCTTCGATAGAAATGAGAAATGCTGAGACGAAGGTAGCCATGAGGGTAATCATTTCTTCCTGACTGATTTCCTTTGCAGTCATTGGTTTGATACCGTCTAGCTCGTTTGCAATGTCTGAAAGTTCGTAGGCAATGTCTTCCATCGTCGAGTGAGCAGGCTTCATCATCGCTGCAACCTTTGAGGCTGCATACGTCTTTTGCGGATAGTCGTCTACAAGGTCGCTAGGGAGTTTGTTGTGTATCAATACTTTGGTGGCTAGTTTTCTGATTCTGGTAGTTGTCATGGCTCTCCTTTCAAGTCGCTAGTCTTGATTTTTGTCATGCTTTCCTCCACGAACGACGATTTCCCACGGATAGTAGTTACATTTCGGACATTGAGGCTGCGCGTCTAGCATTTGAAGCTTGTAGAAAGTGTCTTCATGGTCGTAGCGGAAGCAGTCATGACCCCATTCGTGCGTACAACTGCATCGTTTTAGTCTTTTCCTTGCCATAGTTCCTCCTTGTTTGAAGAAATGATGTCTTTGAGTTGTTTCCCCGGTCCAGCATCACCCTTCCATTCGCAATAGGGGCAGTATTTTCCTTTGGTGAATCTTGCTCTGCAAAATGGGCCTTTGTAGTCTTTGAAGATTTTTCTTACTTCCATTGGGTTTTTGCAAGTTGGGCAAGTGTTGTTTGTTGTCATTGTTCCTCCTACATTTTTGGAAGTAATGATTCGAGAGGCACAGGTACTTCGTTTTCTTTGCAAGAGTTGGCTCCTTCTCAGGCAAACTTTGAGTTCTCAAAGTTTTCTCTTAGGGCACCAGGACGGGCCTTTTACCTCGTATTTCTCGCCGGTAAAGTCGCACGCTGTTCTTATGATGACGAACTCCTTGGAATTTTTAGGGTTGTTACAGTAATGCCAGTTACTGTACGCCTTCCCGGCATCACCGTTCCTGCACCCTTCGCAGATTGTGTTGTTCGTTGTCATTGATTCCTCCCTTTGCTTGGGTTGATTGTTCAATCAGTAGCCCCTCATTTCTGAGAGGCTACCTATCAACAACTAACCACTAACAACTAACCACTAACAGTCTTCAGCAGGTTCTTCCTGAGGTCTTTCAGCTTCTTCTTTGGCGGCGTTCTCAGCTGCTTGCTTCGCTTCGTGTTCAGCAACGATCTTCTGATACTGTTCTTCCGTTACAGGTTCGCCTTGAAGAAACTCCATCTTTTCCGAATCGACTGTGACGTAGTATTCCTTTCCACACCAGCGAGAAGAGAGCCTTTCAGCGGCAGACAAAGCTTCGATGAAGCGAGTAGCGTCCTTGATAGTGTTGAAAGCGAAAGAAGCATTCCAGCCGAGACTTACAATGTGCTTTTTCATGTTGTTTTCTCCTTAGTTGAATACGCTGGCGGTTTTTACGTCCAGCAATCTGAACCATTTGCGAGCTTCCTTGTTGAGCATGTCCATCTTCTGAGCCTTCGAGCTGTAGTTGCTCCCATACTCGTGACTGATAATGTAGGTAAACATGTTGTAGATGTCCCACAGATTCACAGGCTCTCCAGCCTCTTGCCAGCGAGTAAGGAGCTTTGAAGCCCAACGTTGACCAGTGAACAACGGCTGGCGGGTAATCTCACCATCGCCGATGTAGGCTTCTACCTTTGAACGAGTTCCCTTGCTGTTTCCAAGCCCTTCGATGATGTCCCTGTTCCGTTGCCATACGCCTTGAAAGTCCTTGAACAGTTCGATGCTGTCTTCAGCCTTTTTGACAATATCGCCCTTGTGGATAATCCGGTGGCTAAAGGCTTGGTCAAATGCAGTCATTCCATTGGTGCAAATGAGCCTGAGCATTCCCAAGATAGTGTCTGCTGCAACTGTTGTGTCGAAGCTGTTTCTGATGCGCAACTCGAAGTCTTGTGCCTCGTCTGTGCCTTTGTAGAGATTGAATTGAGGAAGAGTAACGATCATCGTTGTGCGCTTTCCGTTCGAATCGACCCAGACCGATTTAGGTTCGTATTCGATACCGCCGTCTGTGAGCGCCTGCACGACGTTTTCGAAGTATTCCTTGTTGTCTACGATGCTGTAGTTTTTCCCGACTGTAGAGATGTAGTCTCCGGTGCTGGCGTTGATGATGGCTTTGCGGTCGGGAGACTTCATCCAGTTCCCGTATTGGTCGAGATAGGCAGCGTCCGTCTCTGCTACCTCGAAGAATGCTGCATTTTGGAACTGCTCGATGGTGATAGGCTCTTTCCGCATAGATACCGCAGTGCGAGTACGCATTATTTCTGCCCTCCTTCTTTTGACCGCTTGTTGGTGTAGGTGTACGTTCCTTTTAGAACCAGTTCTTCAGCTTTCTGGTTGCTGACACGTTTGACTTCACCGCTGATAGACTTGACGCATTTCATTTGGAAAGTTCCTTTCTGGCTGCAATATGGGCAGCATGGAGAGCTTTTATTTTTTCTTCGGTCGCGTTTTCAAGCGCAAGGAAAGGCTCTGTGTCGAAAGGTTCATCGTATTGAAGCTTGTCGGAGAGCATATGAATTAAGCCGAAATCAGCCTGATCTCTGCTTGCTGGAATATCAAAAAGGAAAAATGGTGCTGGCTCCATGCACAGGCACCCAGAGTGGTAATCCCCCACGTTCCCGCTTCCGGTGTTCCAGTCTCCGGTGTTGCAGTCTCCGGTGTTCCTGTCTCCGGTGTTCCAGTCTCCGGTGTTCCTGTCTCCGATGTTCCTGTCTCCGGTGTTCCAGTCTCCGGTGTTCCTGTCTCCGGTGTTCCTGTATCCGGTGTTCCCGCTTCCGGTGTTCCAGTCTCCGGTGTTGCAGTCTCCGGCGTTCCTGTATCCGGTGTTCCCGCTTCCGGTGTTGCAGTCTCCGGTGTTGCAGTCTCCGGTGTTCCCGCTTCCGGTGTTCCAGTCTCCGGTGTTCCTGTCTCCGGTGTTCCCGCTTCCGGTGTTCCTGTATCCGGTGTTTTTATCTCTGTCAAGGCTGATTTCTTTGACCAATCGAATGTGTCTAGCAACATGCTTAAGGTCTGCACCCGGACCTTTCGATACAATTACTTCTTTTGCTTCTATCTCGAAGAGACGCCCTTCACGATAATAAGACCACGGCCCTGATGGATATTCGCAGAAGTGAAAACCGTTCTCGCAAAGAACAAGCTCTCCTTCGCAGGAGTACCACTTGCCGAGTTCAAATTGGAAATCACGGCAGCACATGTTTTCGTCTGTGGCCTTGTAGCCTTTGTAGATTTTGTCTTTATCCATTGTTGTTCTCCTTGGCGATAATGGAATTGATGCAGTCGTTCACAGCTGCGAATGCTTGCCAAAACTCATAGCCTGCAAAGTAATGTTTAGACTGTCTGTGCGCGTCGTCAAATCTTTCCAATAAGATTTCCTTGGCTGCTTCCAGTGTTTCAATTTCTGTTTTAACGTCTACTTCTCTAGGCATATAGCCCTCCATAGGTCTGTAGGAGCCTGAGTGCTCCATAGTACCTACCCATTGGATAGGCACTAGCAATACTCAGGGGTAGAGCAGCCAAAGAACGATTCCGGCACACAAGGAAAAGTAGCTAGTCCAGAATGCGGTAAAGATTCTATTCATTGTTTTCATCTCAGTCCTCCTTGCCGTAAGCGAGTTCAGAGTTCATTTCTTCCCACAAATCAAGAACTTCGTTGTTGAAGTGCTCGGAAAGAATTTCGTAGATTCCACTGACAGCAAGTAGCCCTTTTGAAGTATACCCTCCAACTACTTTTTCAAGGCATTCGTCGAAATCCCGCTGTGTCATTTTTGAATAGTCAACTTTCATTTTAGCCTCCGAGGGAACGAGTAGAAGAGTGAAAAGAGAAGAGACGTTCGAGAGAACCCAAAGCAAGAAAGACTCTCGCAAGAAAAGACCATGAGGCGAAGCAGGAGCCTGTACAGACGATCTTCTACCTAGAACCCATACAAAGGTATAGGTTTAGATATAGAACGCCTCAAAACAGCTCATTTTCGACTGCAAGATAGCTTTGGTTCTTTTGGTTCAGTAATGTTGTATCGACTGCTCGTACTTCGACTGCTCAGCTTCTTGTTCTATCAGACTGCATATCCGCACCAGCACTGATTCTGCGACTGCTTGAAGGTCTGTGTCTCCTATACAAGAGAGAACAATATCCAAACAGTCCATATAAGCATCCACAGGACTGTCCTTCATGTCTCTCTCCAACAACCTAAGCCTTCTCATCGCAATAGCCTTCTTGCATGTTTCCATACATTCCTCCTTTGTTTTCAGTGACTTACCTCGACTGCACGCCCGCCTGCTCGACTGTGTTGTTTCTTCTACTCCTACACAGAGAATACAAACAGATAAAGAACCTTACACCTACTCCACCCATACCCTTTTCCCCCCAAACCATACCCCTTTCCCCCTCTATACCAGCTAAAAACAGCTTTTTGGGGCTATTTTCAGCTATGACGAGGTTGTTTCTGATGTCTCCGGCAGATCATGAAGGTAACAAAAGTGCCGCCTTTATATTACCCTCCATGCTTGACTAGGTAACGAAAAGGCCGCTATTATATTACCCATGATACGACTAACGAACCGAGAGTTGGCAAAGGCCCTTGGGGTGAGCGAGAGTTACAGCCGAAAGCTCCTTCACGAGAAGGGAATCCGCCTGCGCCATGAGGATTGGGAAAAGATCGTGGAGCTGATCGTAGAGAGGCGAAGAAAACCTATCAATACTGAGTAGCAGCGGGTCGAAACCTATCAATACTGTAGAGCAGCCAGCTTGTGCCCCAGGTTGAAAAGGTAGAGGGCAGCCCGAAGGCCACCCTCTTTGCTTACCGTTGGATGAACTGCGCCGCGACTGCTCTTGGCTTGGCGACTGTCCAGCCACGACGAAGCAGTATCTCGGCTTCTTGTTCGCTGACCTTGAACACTTCCTTCGCTGACGGCGGCTGCATGTATTTCATGGCTTTCTCCTTTGTGGTAGTAGTTGGGGAAGGTTAGTCCTTGCTCCCCCAACCGATGTATATAAGTACACCGATCAGAAGAGCAAGGACGCAGACTTGGGTCACGCTAGAAAGGAGCTTCGTTCTTGGCGGCTTCGATAGCGGCCTGCACGTCGAAGACCTTCGCTTCGCCCAACTCCCGAGAAACCACCTTGGCGTTCGGAGCCACGAGGTAGTTGCCGACTTGCAGCAGGGTCGGAGCGTCGATGAGGAAGTTTTCGTGCTTGGCGGGGGGAATCTCGCCGAAGATCGAACGGTCGAGCTTGACTGTCAAGCCGGTGTTGCCAAGCTCCTTGATGCGAGCCAGCACAACCTTTCCGTCCTCGGGAACGAAGTTGATTGCCGCATGGTAGCGGCTGTTGTTGGTTTCTTCGACTGCTACTACGGTGGTGTTCTTGGTTTTCTTGTTGGTCATGTCGTAGCTCCTTTGCCCTTTCCGGGCGTAGTTGGCGCTCTTCGCGCCTGCTTGAAGTTCTGACTTCCGAACAATTCAGAAGACAGAAGAGAAGAGGGACGCCTTGCGAGAGAACCCAAAGCAAAGAAGACCCTCTCACAGAAACAACCAAGCACCCAACCACGAAAGACAGTGCACCACCGAACCAGTCTGCTACGTCCACCACCACAGTCTCTACGAAGCTGTGCCGCTATCGCTCTTCTGTTGCTACGCAGTCGCGACGGCCCCCACACCCCCGGTTGGGGGTGCCTTTGGTATATATAAACCGCTAAAGTGCACGACTTCAGAAAATATCACTTTGGGAACTAGGTGGACTTTTGCTGAAGTAGGTGTATAGAATGGGCATGAGGCTTCGAGATAGGACGTAGGAGCGACTTTCTTTTTGGGTGAGGGTATGGAGTACAGGGAGAAGAAGGACAAGCTGAGAGAAGAGAATCGGGTAGTGACGACACCTATACCGAGGATAGGAACGAGTGCAACCAGAACGGGCCGGAAGAAGAGGTACAGTCCGGTGAAGATGCGGAACAACATCAACAAGTATTTTGGTTGGTGTGAGGAGAACGACGAGGTTCCTAGCATCAAGGGAATGATGATCCACATGGACATGTACAAGGATCAGTTCTACAAGTATCTGGAGTATCCTGAGTACCGGGACATGCTGGAACATGCAAGGATGATTATTTCCAATTGGGCTGAGAACGACGTATATCAGACCAAAGGCTTGTGTGCTGGGAAGATAGCATACATGAAGAACATTCATTCTTGGTCTGAGCGAGTAGAACAAAGCAATTTTACTACAAAAATTGATCTAACTCCTGAAATGGCGCGTGCTAAGATTACCGCTCTTGCGCCTAAATTGCTAGAGTTGCTTAAAAGCCATGAGCTTATAGACCAAATTGCTGCCCCAACTCTTGTGGAAGAAATAAAGAAGAAATGATTTTTCTTTATATATGCGTGTGCTATGGTTGAAAAAACGCATGTATGGAGGAAATATGAAAGGCGACCGGGTTCCACTAGAAATACAAAAGAAAAAAAGGGCCGACAAGCAGAGGGAGCGTATTGCTAAAAAGAAAGAACTTGGAATACCTTGGTTTAAGCCGAAACATGTATCTGAAGAGCAGAAGGCTATTAACAAAAAAATCAAAAGCGAAAAGCGCCTTGCGTGGATGGAGACGGATGAAGGTCGAGAGCATTTCGAAAAGCTGTGGTCTTCTAGAAAAAAACACGCAAGTGCCGCAGACAGGAACAAGTTTTGGAGCAGAGAGTTTAGGGCAAAAGCTCATACAGACCTTGATACCTGTCTTATTGATAGACTCAGAGGGTGCCGGTATCGCGCAAAGAAAAAAGGCTTAGAGTTTAATCTTACGCTTGACTATCTAAGGAGCATTTACACGCCGATATGTCCTTATTTGGAGATTGAGTTAGGCTTGTGTGGTGAGGGAAGAGGCCAACCTAACTCGTTGTCTATTGATAGAATAGATCCGACTCAGGGATATGTAATTGGCAATATACGGATAATCTCAAACAAAGCAAATGCGATGAAAAACAATGTAGAATCTGAAAGCCTGTTGCTTTTTGCTAAAAACATTATTCGCTTACACAGTGGACAAGTTGGAGACGAACAACTATACGGAGCAGAAGGTGATTACGGTAGACGAGGCAAGGAGCAGGATAGAGGCATTGGCTCCGAAGCTGTTAGAGGTATTGAAGGGTCACATGGTGGTAGACCAGATTGCCCACAAGGAGGAAAAGGGTGCTTGAGGCAAGGATTGCACGTTGTACGGTAGTACAGGACCAGAAGAGCGAGAAGCTGGTGCTGATGGGGGTGGCAGAGTTCTTCGAGGACTGTGTGAACTTCAAGGCCGAGTACGATTGGGAGACGATGGACAAGGAGCAGTTCATTCAGGACTTGAGAGAGAAGTTGGCTGAAGAGTTTGCTATTTCTGTCCAGTGGGTAGACGTACAACCTGAGAAGTTGCTGGAGAGGATGCGGATATTCCACGAACGGTTCAAGAAGTATCGGGAGCAGGCTGCATGAGCCTACTGGACAATCTGACGAAGAACTTGGTAGAGACATATGCCAAGGCATTGAGTGAGCAGGAACAGAAAGAACTTGTCCAGTGCCTTGAAGTCTTGGCAAACGATCAGAAGTACAACAAGTTCGAAAACTTCTTTCCTGAGAAGGGCGAATACAGGCGAGAGCTTTATCCAAAGCATCTCGCTTTTATGTCTGCGGGGAAGAAGTATACAGAGAGATTTTTCCTAAGCGGAAACCGCGTGGGAAAATCAGAAACAGGAGCCTTCGAGACGACTTGCCATTTGACAGGGCTTTATCCTGAATGGTGGACTGGTCTACGTTTCAACAAGCCTATTCTTGCATGGGTTGGTGGAGATACTGCGACTACCTGCCGTGACATCATTCAGATGAAACTTATGGGGAACATCAACGACGTTGGTAGCGGGATGATACCCAAAGACTGCATTGTGGATTACAAGACCAGAAGAAACGTACCAGACGCAGTAGAGATCATTCGAGTGAAACATATTACAGGTGGCGTCTCTACGGTCATTCTCAAGACGTATGAACAGGGACGAGCGACTTGGCAGGGGTCTGAAGTAGACTGGATTTGGATAGACGAAGAAGCCCCTATGGATGTATATGGAGAGGCTTTGATTCGTCTGATGACGACGAACGGGAGTATCATCACGACCTTTACTCCCTTGAGCGGCGTGACCGAGCTAGTCATGAGTGCCCTAGAAAACTCTCAAGACACCGATGCTGAGTTCCCGAAGTACGTAGAGGTTGTCGCTTGGGGTGACGTACCGCATATCTCAGAGGAAGTGAAGCGCAAGATGCTAGACGCTACACCGCCTCAGCTTAGGGATGCTCGTTCTAAGGGCATTCCGACTGTAGGTACAGGTCTAGTCTACCCTGTAGACCCTATTACGATTACCGTAGACGACTTCCCTATTCCCAAACACTTCAAGCGGCTCTATGGCATGGACGTAGGCTGGAACAATACCGCTGCATTGTGGGGTGCATGGGACATAGAGAACGACATCATCTACATTACGTCTGAACACAAGCAGGGAATGGCTGAACCTATCGTCCATGCGGCTGCCATCAAGAGCCGTGGAGAATGGATAAAAGGCCAGATAGACCCTGCCTCAAGAGGTAGGAGCCAAGTAGACGGTCAAAAGCTGTACGAGATATACAGAGACTTGGGTTTGAAGATATATCCTGCCAACAACGCTGTAGAGGCGGGGATATTCACTATATGGGAACGAATGACTACGGGACGATTGAAGGTATTCAAGTCTTGTACGCAGTTCCTAAGAGAGTTGTCTTTGTACCATCGGGACGACAATGGCAAAATAGTCAAGAAAAACGACCACTTGCAGGATTGCGCTCGCTATTTGTGCAATGCGGAAGCTCATGCTTGGTCCTATCCGACTAGCACAACGAAACAAAAAGTAGTAGATATTGGACGATATATGAACGCTTGTACCTAGAAAGGACACGATATGAGTTCGTTGCTTGAGAAGTTGAAAGCTGCAAAAGAAAAGTTTGCTGGTAAAGCTCCTGCATTGCCTGAAGAGAAGGCTGTTCTTGGCGACGGGATGATGAAGAAAGAAGTAAAGAAGACCAAAAGCGCAATCAAAAATAGGCAAGCAGCAATCGACGACATTATGAAGAGTATGTAGGAGACGACTATGGCAAACCCAAAAGAAGTGATGCTTTCTGTTATGAAGAAAGAAGGCAACAGTTGCATGTGTGAGCTTGTCATGCGTGCATTCACAACGAGGAACCTGTTGCAGTTTGCCCACTGGTCTACAGACTCCTATGCGAAGCACGAAGCCCTTGGAGAACTGTACGACAGTATTATTTCCAAGCTGGACGAGATTGTAGAGGTATATCAAGGCAAGTTCGGCCTGCTTAAAGACCTGTCTTCTCCAGCAGCCGTAGTTCCATCAAACATTCTTTCGCATGTTGAAGAAGAAAGCCGCTGGGTAGGAATGAACAAGTCCAGCATTGCCAATGGCTGCGAAGCGGTAGTAGCCCTTCTGGACGAACTGGAAGCCTGCTATCTCAAGGCGATTTACAAACTTGGGAACCTGAAATAAGGATTGAACTATGGCTTTGCCTATCAATAGCCCTTCGATGATTCCAGACCGAGAAGGAGACTTGGCTTTTCTGGAAGAAGCCATTGTGAAATCTCAGGAAGAGAATCAGGTCGTCAAAAAACTGGCGCTTCATATTGATTCGGTCTGGAGAAAGAATCAGGAAGACGCCAAACCATTTCGCAAGGAAATGATTCAGACTTTGCGCCGAGTGCGTGGCGAATACGACTCTCAGAAGTTGGCAGACATTCGTGCCTTCAAAGGCTCGGAAATCTATATCCGTTCCTCAGAGAACAAGGCAAGAGCGGCGGTAAGCTGGATAAAAGACTTGTATCGGGTTGAAGAGGAATTGCCTTGGTCGATCAAGCCTACGTCTATTCCAGACCTTCCTGGCGAGACGCTAGAAGCTCTTCAAGTTGAGGTACAGCAACAAGCCGTACAGTTCGAGCAGGAAATGGTCATGTCTGGTCTTGAAATCGACCGGAACCAGATTGCCAAACTGCTTCAAGAGTTTTACGAAGACCGCTTGGGCGAAGAAAAGAAGCTTCTTGAGAAGAAGGCAAAAGAACGGTGCGAACGAGCGTCTGAAAAGATCAAGGACCAGAATCAAGAAGGCGGTTGGAGTGAAGCCTTCAAAGACTTTCTCTACTACTTTGTGCGTCTAAAGATGGGCATCATCAAGGGGCCTATCCTTACCAAGAAGAAGAAACAGGTGTGGGTAGCCACCGAGACGGGCTATGAACTTCAAACCGAAGATACCCTAGTGAACGACGTATATTGTGTTACGCCGTTCAACTTTTATCCGTCCAAGGGAATGAAGACGGTAAACGACGGCGACGTAATCGAAGTCCATGAGTTGACCAGACAGGCGATTGCCGACCTGATTGGAGTGCCTGGGTACAGCGAAGAAGAAATCCGTATCGTCTTGGACAAGTTCGATAACAAGAAGCTCAAGACGAAGTGGTTCACAGTAGACGACGAAACCGAGGTTAAGCAAGTAACCAAGGACAAGCAGGTAAACTCTCCGACTGTTCCTTCCACGCAGAACGCTACCGACAGTCAAACTGATTTCATCTTTGCCCAAGAGTTCTACGGAACCGTTTCTGGCAAGCTCCTGATTGATTGGGGTTTTGAGTCTCCCCTAGACCCAGCGGCTCAGTATCAAGCAAACTGTTGGAAGATAGGCGATCATGTTATCAAGGCAGTAATCAATCCCGACCCGCTTGGGCGCAAGCCGTACCACGTATCCTCTTGGGCCAAGAGTCCAGATACGATCATTGGCGAAGGTCTGATTGAGTTTGCTGCTCCGATTGAAGACGCGATGAATGCCGTTGCAAGGGCGCTTATCAACAACATCGCCATTGCTTCTGGTCCTATGGCAGAGGTAGACAAGGACAGGGTAGATACCAAGTTGCCTATCTATCCGTGGCGACAGATCGAATCTACGTCCATGCAGATGAAGAACGAAGGCCCTGCGGTTGTCTACTATCAGCCTCAGATGCACGCCGAGTCGCTTATTAACGCATTCATGTTCTTCAGCAAGCTGCTGGATGAAATGACCGTCCCTGCCTACGCACAAGGCGCTTCTCAGTCGGGGGTGACTGCTGGTACGGCTACGGTATTTACGCAGCTCCTAGCGGCTGCTAGTCGCTCTATCAAGGCTGTAGTAGCCAACATCGACGACGACATCATCACTCCGTACATCACCATGTGCTACGACCTGAACAATACGTCTGAAACAGACCGTACGGTTATGGGAGACGTTCGTGTTGTCGCCAAGGGTCTGCATGGACTGCTTGCCAAGGAACAACAAGCGCAAAGAAAGATCGAATACCTGCAAGTCGCTATGACGCCAGTGCTTAGTCAAATCCTCGGAGCAAAGAATCTTGGTTCGATTGCGGCCCAAATCGCTAAGGCAAACGACATCAGCCTGCCGGACATGAAACGCCTAGAAGGAGACGAGAGCGTAGAAGACGTAGTTTCTCAGATGCTCATGGCTCAGTCTGGAGTAGACCCGACTCAGATGAACGGGCAAGTAGCGAACTCAGGAGGTGCCCTCGAAAAACCAGAAGGTTTAAATCCAGATGGGTCCAAAGCCGGGGTAGCAAATTAACTTAAGCGGCTAGGAGGCATCCGAAGAGGCGAACCCTACGCCCTGCCGCTTTTACAACGCTAGGGACTATCTAAGGGAGATAGTGATGAAGAAACAAAAACGTGATCTTCGCGGTCAAAAGTTTAACAGACTGCTTGCGGTTGAATTGGCACCAACAAACAAAAGAAAAAGTCGTTGGGTTTGTAAGTGTGATTGTGGAACAACAAAAATAGTCGAAACCCAAAAGTTAATAACTGGTCATACAAAAAGTTGTGGTTGTTTTGCTATTGAAACACGACAAGCAAACGGCCGATTCAAGCTGCGGCACGGACATAATAAAAACAACGGGAATACAAAGTTGTCCCGCACATGGGCAGGTATAAAATCAAGGTGCTATAACAAAGATGCGTCAGGGTATGTGTATTATGGTGGTAGAGGGGTTAGGGTATGCGACAGGTGGCTAAACTCATTTGAGGCGTTTGTAGAGGATATGGGTGAGCCTGGAAACGACAAAATGCAAATAGATAGGATTGACCCAAACGGTCATTACGAACCCAGTAATTGCAGATGGGTTATGCCGGAAGAAAATGCAAAAAATAGAAGGTATGTTAAGCAGGCAAAAACTAAGAAGCTTTGCTATCACTACTATGAAGACGGTTTTAAGTTTTGCCCAAAATGTGGGATTGAGTTTGCAGCCTTTTATTTACAAGTTGCAAATGGTGGTGGAGCGCCTGCAAAGCCAGGAGGCGAGAATCCAGACGGAAGTAAAGCAGGAGTAGTCAATGCGTAGACTGAGTGACCAAGAACGCCTTATGCTCAAACGAATCAAAGATACTTCAGACGGAAAAGACTTGATTGAATTTCTCAATTCTTTGTCCAAAGAGAACTATGCAGAGTTCAAAGTTTGCTCTCCAGAACACAACGATATTGTAAAAGGAAAAGCTATCGCTATTGACACTTTAATCAATTACCTCGCAGAATGTGACAAAACCGAACCACAAAGACCAGTACCAAGTATTTCATAGTAACGGCACTCACCATATTGGCGTGCCAAACATTCACTCTATGGGAAACCAGCAATGGCCCCGAAAGGAAAAGACATGGGACTCCCCAAACAAGTCGAAGAAGCTGCAAGCCTTGCCGAAGAACTTCACGGAAAGATGTTTCCCCAAGAACAAGAAGAGCAGGAAGAAGTAGAGGCTGAAGAAGAAGCGGAGCAAGAAGAGGTAGTCGAAGAAGAAGCCGTCCAAGACGAAACTCCTGAAGAGAAAGACACCTTCGAAGCTCGGTACAAAAGTCTCAAGGGGAAATACGATGCAGAAGTTCCTCGCCTGCACCAAGAACTGAAAGAACTGAAACAGAGCATTTTCGACCGACTAGGCAATCTCGAAACCAAGAAAGAACAAGTGGCCGAGGTCAAAGCCGTCAACGAAAAGCTGGAGAAGTTCAGAGAGGACTACGGAGACGACCTGATTGACTACCTGCGGGAGTTCATCAAGGAAGAAGTTACTCCGATGGTGCAACAGAACATTTCTCAGGTGAAGCAGAAAGTAGACTCGGTAGAGGAAACCCAAGTTAAAGCAGCACAAGAAAGCTTTATGTCCGTCTTAGACGGCAAGGTAGAAGGAGACTGGCGCAAGCTGTGGGCAGGAGAAGACGAAGGCTTTGTAGAGTTTCTGTCTCAGCCTGACCCGCACGGTCTATACACCTACGGTGAGCTTGTAGAAGCTTACAACAACAAGTGGGATGCAGATCGACTGGCGACTGTCTTCAACACATACCTTGGCAAGACTGCAAAACCTGTACAGCAAGAACAACCCAAGAAACCTTCCCCGGCAAACGAGGCAATGGTTGCCCCTAGCCGCAAGACACCGACTGCCGTACCCAAGGCAGAAGAGAAACGTATCTGGACTCAAGAAAGCATGAAAGAATTTCAGGTTGCCGACCGACAGGGGAAATATGACCCTGAAACGTCCAAGGCAATGTGGGAAGACCTCTTGAGTGCCGTAAGCGAAAATCGCATCCGATAGGAGATTGAATCATGGCCGTTTACCCCGTAAGCCCCGGACATCCTGATTACGGCACTGGCGGTACTTCGCAGTACATCCCTGCCGTATATTCCGCCCTGCTCATCAAGAAGTTCTATCCCAAGACCGTTGCTGCCCTCATCTCCAATACTGCTTACGAAGGAGACATCAAGAGCGCAGGCGATTCCGTCTACATTCGTACTCGTCCGACCATCGAAACCTTCCGCTACAAGAAGGGAATGGTTCTGCCGGTACAGAATCCTGAAAGCCCCTACGTCACCCTGAAGATCGACCAGGGCGAAGGCTTCAGCTTTGCCATCGACCGGATTGACGAGTTCCAGTCCGACATCAAGCTCATGGATACTTGGGCCGAAGACGCTTCTGCCTCTATGAAGCAGGTCATCGACCGTAACGTGCTTGTTACCATCGCTGCTGCTGGTGCCGTTGCTGGTGGTCAGTTGGCTACTACGATTTCCGGCTATCTTGCTGCCAATGCAAGCCCGAGTCTGGACCAGTTTACCGTAGCCAACAAAGCCATCGTCAACGGTTCGACGACTGCCAAGGGTACTTCCATCGTTCTTGGTACTTCGGCTGCTTCTGTCTCGGCTAATACCGGCGACGAAATCACCGCTCAGATTCTCAAGTACGGTCGTTATCTGGACGAGAACAACGCCCCCGAAGAAGGCCGCTTTGTCATCCTGCCGGTTTGGGCTGGTCAACACCTCAAGTCGTTGGCAAGCAATAACTTCGGTCTTGCCTATGCTACCGGCCAGAACAGCGCCAACATCATGACTGGCACTGTTCCTAAGATCGACCGTTTCGAGGTAATGTTCTCCAACAACCTGCCTGCTTCCACTGAAAGCGTTACTGACCCGAGTGCGGTCATTTTCGGCTGCAAGTATGCTACGACTTTCGCTACCCAAATCACCGAGTCCCGTATCATCGACAATCCCTTCAGCTTCGGGAAGATGATGCAAGGTCTGCAAGTCTACGGCTTCAACATCATCAAGCCGACCTGCATCGGTGTGGACTTCATCAAGAATGCGTAATTGACCAAAGACTAGGGGCTGGCTAACCCCGGCCCCTAACCTTATCCAAGGAGATACATCATGGCCGCTGTTGTTGCTGAAACCGTAACTGAAGTACGCACCGGACAGGCTGCCAAAGCCGTTGGTTCGAATGCGATTTATACTCGTACTGTAACCTTTTCATTGACCGATGGTGGTACTGCTGGTACTGCCAACCTGACTGGTTTGGTCATTCCGGCCAATACCCTGATTCTTGGTGGCACGTTCAAGCCGTCTGTTTCCCAGGGCACAGCCACCATCAAGTTTTCCGTAGCTACCGACGGTGACTTCTCGACTGCTTCTGTCTACACCTCTACCGACGGTAAGGCTCTTACGACCCCCATTCAGGTTATGACCACTGGTGATCGTCAAGTAACCTACACCACGGCTGTTGCTGCTGTTGTAGGAGCTACTTGTGAACTTACCCTTGTTCTTTGTAGTGTAGGTGAGGCACAGCCTTCCTATGACGTAAACGTAGCCTAAGTTGAACTCGGGGGGAGGCACTAGCTTCCCCCCTTTCCAAAGGACACCGACATGGCCCTTACCAAAGCTGCACGGACTCCCAAAGGGAACACCCAAGCAGACAAGCAGATTCAAGAACTGAAATCCTTTGTGGAGGCAATAATCGACTCTGACGAGAAAGCCCTTCAGTCCATCGAAGAACGCTTAGATACTCTAGAGAAGATTGTCTACCGCAAGGCACCGTCTATCCAAAAGGTCGAAACGTTCAACGGAGAAGAAGAAATTCAGCGGGAAGAAAGCAATCTGAAGATGCAATATGAAGACAAGATTGCTTCTGTTCAAAATGCCTGCAAGATTCTTCCCCCGAACCTTCTAGTAGACGGCAAGCACGTCCCCAAAAACGTATCTGCCATTTGTGGCTTTCTGGTTACAGAAGAAATGATAGATAGGGCTTACGAATGAACCTAAGAGAGATTCGGGAAGAATGCTGGTCCCTAGCAGGCGAAAAGGGAGACTACGACGACGACAAGCTGTGGCCTATGACGGATATGAACCGTTACATTAACAGGGTCTACAAGCATATCGCTCGTGAAACCCTGTGTATCAGAGACGCCATTACTCCCGAAGTCTGCTTAATCAGTTGCCCGGTTGTGGACTACACGACCTACGTAGAAGGGACTATCGACTACATTTGGGCAAATGACCCTACGGGTTGGCTGTATCAGAAGAACGTCTGCCAGTATCGCTACGCGCTTCATCCAAAAATTGTACAGATCGACGAGGCGAAATGGACCAACCGGACTTGGAAGCTCACTCGGGTTTCTGTCCAGAAATGGCAGACCAATCCGTGGTGGGAGCAAGTGGTTGGGATGCCTACCGAGTATGCAACAGACTTGTCGAACAATACCATTGCGTTGAACTTCAGGAGTGAAGAAGCCGATACTATGCGACTGCAAGTAAGGCGGTTGCCTCTTGTAGACCTGATAGACGACGAAGACATTCCTGAAATTAGAGAGAGCTACCACGACTTCTTCCTCAATGGGGTATTGCACAACATGTATCTCAAGCAGGACGCAGAGGCATTCGACGGGTACAAGGCTGCTGAATACAAGCAGCTCTACCTAGCCGACATCGACGAAATCAAACAGCAAGAGTCTTTGCTAGACCGTCGGCTTAGACCGAACCATTCGCTGAGTGCGTTTAGATGAATAAAGACTATTGGAAAATAGGCGAGTTCAAAGGGCTGGACAACAAGCACCCGCCTGAAGCTCTGACGACCTTTTCCAAGGGAGTTGGTTCTCAGTCGAACAGGACGGGAGCAAGCTATGCTTCCGTAGCTACGAACATCGACTTCACGACCAGCGGATTCAGGCGCAGGCAAGGCTTTTCTCTGTCCGTAGCAGGCTCGTTCCATTCTTTGTGGTCGAACGGCAAGAAAAACCTGTGCGTCAAAGACGGCTACCTCTGTCTGTTCGACGACAGCCTGAACTTTACTGAACTGATTCCTGCTTCCGAAAGAGAGTTCCAGTACGCCGATACGGGCGCTGGTATATACCTCTCAGACGGCCAGACAGCCCTTGTGGTCCACGAAGATGCAGAGGTAATAGGTAGGGCAGGGCACTATCAGATATTCAATTCTACGCTGCATGAGACAGGTTTAGAGTACGATGCTATGCCTGCTGGTGACGTTCTTGCTTGGATGTTCGGAAGGCTGTTCGTTTCCAATGGAGTAGGTATCTACTACAGTCGAGCCTACAAGCCCAACGAGTTCAGGCTGTCTGACGACTATCTTGACATGCCTGACGTAACCATGCTTGCTCCTGTGCCTGACGGTATATACATCGGAACAGAAGATAAAGTATGGTTTATGAGTGGTGGCAACCCAAAAGCTCCGGCTGCAACACGGATTGTTTCTGATACTGGAGCCTACAAGGGAACGGCCAAGATTGTCTCAGGAAAGTTCTTCAGACAAGGGCTACCGGGAGAAGTCGTCATTTGGGATGGGCCTAGAGGAAAAGTCGTCGGTTCAGGAAGTGGAACGGTAGAGTTTCTGACAGAAGACTTTGTAGGCTATCCAGATGCAGTAGCAGGAGCATCGTTGGTAAGAGAGAAGAACGGAGAAATACATCATCTTACAGTTCTCAGGAACCCTTCAACTGAAGGCTCGAACATGAGAACGACTGATACAGCAGAAGCCGAAGTACGAAGAAACGGAATCATCATTTAGAAAGGAAAGAATATGAACATCACTGGTGCAACTGAAGTCGGCGGCGTGTTCGAGTTTGAGCTTGTACGCGACGGTAAAGTAATCGACAAGTGGCAGGACCACAACCTCGTCACCAACGAGGGGCTGAACGACCTCTTGAGTGTTTGCCTCGTTGGGGGGACACAGAAAGCGTCTTGGTACGTTGGCCTTTTCGAAGGCAACTACACCCCCCTGGCGACGGTCACTGCGGCGACTGTTGCCTCCGCTGCGACTGAATGCACCGCTTACGACGAGGCAACACGTCCGGCGTGGGGTGGCGCAACTCCGGCGTCTCAGTCGACGACGAACTCCGCAAGCAAGGCGACGTTCACTATCAACGCCACCAAGTCCGTTTATGGGGCGTTCCTTGTTTCGAACAATACGAAAGGCGGGACGGGCGGCGTTCTTTTCGCGATCACCCGCTTCTCTTCGGTGCGCAGCGTTGTAGCAACCGACCAACTCCTTGTCACTTACACCGTCAGCGCGGCTTCCGCAGCGTAACAATTAACCAACGATTAGGGGAAAGCCCCGCCTCTTTACGGGGCGGGGTTTATTTTTATGCGCATCCGTATTCTATCCGCAGAGAGTGCCGGACTTGTCGGCTACGCCAAACAGAAGCTGGCCGCCCTTCGTGCGGTTCTTCCCAAGGATGCGGTATTTACGAAGAGGTTTTTAGTTGGGGATATAACTATCTTTGTAAGTATCAATCCAGTAGAGGACGTGTTGACCTTGTTTGGGGGCGCATCTTTGCCTAACGTGATGCTTTCGGGCGTGGAAGGTACTTTCACATACAACTACAACGATGGAAAACTTACCAAAGTAAATAGCCTAGAAGGAGAACTATTCCAAGCAGGGTACACGCAGGTCGGGCAAGTTGTCTCTAACTTGGAAAACGGACTAGTTTACAATGTTTCAAGCAGAACAACTTCGGTAGAGACGCCAAAGTATGTTGATATGGTTTTTTGTCCTTCTACGGGGATGTGTTCTTTTGTAGACGAAAACAATGTCCTTTACCTACAAACGGGAAATTCGAGATTTACTCCTGTGGCTGTATACGAAAACAAAGAAGCGAGACTAGAAAGCCTTCATCAAAACGGCAACAATGTATCTGTTTTGTTTTCTGGAAGGAATGCAGGATGGAACTACATAAGTTCCCCTAGCCTGTGGAATGGATACATAACAAAGCTAATAAACAACTCCATAGAAGAAGAATATGGAGAGGCATATGCGTGGCAATGGTCTTCTGGAATATCTGCGGTCTACAACCACAGAAGGATATATTACCAAGAGTATCTTCCGGTTTCGGTTGGCACCATTGGCGAAACATATCTGGACATTCAAGTTCGCTTTTGTACTCTTCTCGACTCTCGCGACCCTACCGGAAGTACGCCATTTGGTGTAGCTGAAATGCTAGAGCGAACAGACGGAGAAGACAAACAAGAGGCTTATTTCACACTAAACCTAGCCGAGCCGCATCCAGCATTGTATTACCGGGTTGAGCAGATGCTTACGGTGGCTTATGGGTCTACGCCTCCAGCCTACAACAACTATTTGTTTAGCGTTGACTACGCAAGCCTTTCGGATGAGTCGCCTCTTTTTGCGTTTGGCGAGGTGCTAGGAGAAACTGGAAGCGTTGAAGTTCTTCACTGGTGGTCAGGCGCAGAGGGACTGCATGGTGTTGTTGCAAGACAAGGCGAAAGCTTTTATGTCCATAGGTTTTTTTGGCCAGAAGACGAAGAGCTAACTTCTCAGGTTTTTAGTTCTTCTGGAGTTGTAACCGGGAGAAAGCCAACGGCAAGGTATGTTGCTACAGGCAGGAAATATAAAGACGCTTCTTACTCAGCAAACGGGAAGATTGCTGCTGTCCTTTATGACGTGTTAGTAAACGAAGTCACGGTATCTAAGCTATGCGTTATTGACCTAGAAAAACTGGAGCTTGTTTCGGACAGACAATTAGGGCATGTCTTTGATTCAATGCATTTGGTACTAGAGTATGTTGAGGGCGAAACGACGGCCCCTATTGCGCTTGAAGAAGAAAGCCTAAGAACAGAGCTTGTGCCTTTTTCAGTGCCAGAGGACCGTGTTAAAGACAAGGAATATTCCTTGTATGGCTTTGAGCACGCACTTAGTCGAAACGATGGATTACATCTTGGTGGCTGGAAGATAACAATTCAAGACCGCATTGCCAACGGGTTCAGGTGGACAGACCCTTGTTGGCAGTCAATCTATACTATGCATGATTCATACGAGAATCCGCCAGGCTCTGGGCCAGCAACAGACTATACAAACCTTTTGAGCCGATGGTCTTATGAGCACATAAACCCTCTTGGCGTTATGACGACTACATGGCACTACATTACAGGTGGTATCGGTTCTTGGCGCACACATGCTGGCGGGACAGTTGAAACCCCTGTAGACGCCGGAAGGCCAATCAATAGTTATAACTATGAACGATTTGGGATTAGTTTTCATTATGAGAATAACTGCATTGAGGTTTCTGGCAATACAGCCTCTCCGTATAATCTTACCAACACAGTAGACAATAACGGATGTGTCGTTGGAGCACCTTATACATGCGGAGACAACGACATAGTTCTTACCGATGCATGTGGAGAAGAATATGTACTCGAACGTGAACTAACACCTTTTTCTATTGTTGGACCAGAAGATATATATGTTGGAGCCGGATATACCGGAGTAGGTGGTCTAAACCCAAAAAGCTATTCTATTTCTTGCGGGGAGATAGGGGAGCAGAATGGAACAGTTGTAAGTCTGGACGGGTGTTGCGGATCTGCGACGGTTACAGCAACACATGCTTGCGGTTCAGACTCAATGAAGGTCCGTGTCGATATTGGCCTATGGGTTCTCGTTCAAGACTCTGCCCCAAGACCAAGCGAATACATCGCAAATACCCAGATAAGCGGAGATACAAAAACAGAACGGGTATATATTCCTGCCGGTGCCGTTTATTCTTCTCCAGAAATGCTTGTGGCGGAAATAGGATGCATACCATCCGTAGATCAAGAAGACAAGTGTAGTGGCCAAATAGCTACATGCACGGAAATATGTGGCTGGACTGCGGGGGTAGCAGACGTAAGTAGCCTCGAAGGGACGACGACTTTTGTAACCCCAAGCCCAGAAGTTGCTCAATGGTGTGCGACTACACTTGTTGGGCAAGCAACGGCCTACATAGGTGCGCGTTGTTGGGCGATTGATAGCTCATATACACGAGTCTGGAAATGGGAGTGTCCATGATTGCTTTCGAGCTATACAAGGGGAAAACATGCGAGGAACTTGGGGTTCCAGAACTTCCATGTAAAAGCCGAATGGAAGACTTGGGAAACTTTCTAGAAACATGGAAAGGAACTGAATCAGATTTTATCGTAGCCTACCTCGACTGGTTGCGAAAAAAGAATGACGCACCAAAACAAACTATAGCCACATCGCAGCAAGAAAAAAAAAGCGCACAGAAAAACGAAGACGAAGCATTTGCAGACCCAAGCTATTCGGAGATGTTTTCTGATCTAAAAGACAGTCTAAAAAGTATTGCTGCTTCTGGTGTCAAGATGGTGTCGAAAGAAGAGCATGTAAGGCGATATTCTCTTTGTAAGGAGTGTACGTTTTTTAGGTCTGGAAGATGTAGTGTCTGTGGATGCTTCATGAAGATAAAAAGCAAGTTCGCCGTCATGAGCTGCCCGACTAAAGTATGGGGCAAGGAGAACGCATGAGCACTTATGAAGAAGCAGTAAGCGCAAGCATAAGCACAGAAGCAGGAGCGGATAGAGCAACCCAAAACTCTTTTCCAGAAGAAAACATACTGCTTCGCTACCGTGTTGAGCAAAAGACCGGCGACAGGCTCATGCCCGAAAGTAATGTGCTCGACCTAGATGCATACGGAGGAGCCTATAGGTTTTCGCTTCGCATGGCCGGGGCTGCAAACGGGTATACGCAATGGGTTACTGGAGGCGTTGTCGGAGATCGCTGCGCTAGCTGTTCTGGAAGAGTAACCGAAACCACGACTTACAGCCTCTCAAATACTGTAACTAGCCTACCGGCGGGTAGTGGCTTTTGCGGAATAGGCTCTGCCTTCGGAACAATACTAACGCCGTATGAGCCGATAAGTTGTTCTTTTTGGGTTCAGGGTGATTGGGATTCTATCTTTGCTGAAACACGACCCGTATGCTTATTCCATTATGGGAACCTCAGCACTTCTGATCTATCCGCTAGTAACACAGCTACTTCCTTATTTTCAATAGTAATCTATAGTGGTGATCTTCGTGTTTCTTACAGATATTCGACTGCGCCAACCAGTTCGCCACCTTTGTATACGATCAACGTACCGCAGGTAAACACAGGTCTTAATTCTGGATGGAATAATATAGTTGTTACTTTTGGGAGCAATAAGGTTTGTTTATATGTAAACGGCGAAGAGGTCGGTTCACTTCTACATTCGCCGGGGTATTTCTACAACGTAGGCGATAGAACGATAGTCGCAGGTTTTGGCGAAGTCGGTATTTACTCAAGTGAAGTAGTAACGGTTGTCTACCCGCACTTTGCCTTTACTGGAAAACTTGATGACTTGACAATATGGAACAAGGCTTTGCTTCCTTCCGAGGTATTGGGAGTTTACAATTC